ATAACCCAATACGCAACCTAATATTCATGTTATTGTTTACTGGCTCCATAGTAATGAGTGTTGGTGCACCGCTTTATTTTTTAATTATGTGGCTTGTATTTTCAGTAGCAGCACTTGTGTCATTCTTCCCTATGGAAAAACGCTTGGATGTACTATTGTTACTTGGTGGTAATGGACGCGGTATGTCTAATTGGGACTTTGTGTTAACTGGCAATGCAACTATCCAGCAGACATTTGACGCAGAAGTAATAGCCAACGCTATTAAAAGTAAATAATTAAAAAGGGGGCAACTGCCCCCTTTTTAATATATGGGATGTGGATTCCCACTCTCTTGTTCTAATCTTTTGTTGATAAAATTCATAGCCATGTCACGTTCAATGTACGACATCGAATATAAAATATCTCTATAATCCATAGACCCACGCATGAAATAAGCTAACTGTATTGCGTTATCTATCAACATTCTTGTTTCGCGGTGTAATGATTGATACATTTTATTTATTTGTTCAGCATCACCCGTACGCCGCGTTACGTAAAAAAACTTATTGGGTTCACTGGTGTTTGAATTGTTATCTCTTTCTTACAATCCTTACATTTTGTCTTAAATGAAAAGTCCGTCCCAAAGTCACTTGCCGATTCTATCTTATTAGATAATTCTTTAATCCATCCAGCAGGAATTTTTTTGATCCATTCCTTGATATGTTCTTTGTTGGTAATTTCATCAACAGATGATATCACACTACTAATCATCAATGTTGCCATTTCCAATTCATCTTCTACAGTCATCGCAGCTGATTCATTGGATTGATATATTTCCAATATGTCCTTAAATTTGGACGGATGCATTTTAACTACCTGACCATTTTCCAAGGTTGTAGTATATGCCTTGCCAATAGAAGTAGGATCTATTCTTTTTGTAGATTGGATAAATTCAGACAGTTTGACGATATAAGATTGCTTGGTCGAATCCTTACATCCATGGTCATATGTGACATCCAAATCATCACCAAAAGTAACCTGACGTAAACATACCAACAAGAAATCAACATCCCTTGCCAACAATTCTAAGGGTTGTAGAACCTGTGGGATACATCTCTTGAATACCTTTTCAACAGCTTCCCCCGAAAAGAGGTGGTCTATTGATTTCATCAATATTTCATCAAATGCGGACATTGGGTGTACATGAACCTCACCCATTGCTACATCATCGCGCAATTCACCATGTTCGTAGAAAAGCCCACGTGACGGCATCTGGAATGTACTTCCAGGCATTTCGACACGTTGTAGAAGGGTATTCACATCCAAAGGTGCCACAGTTTCGCTTTTATTTTCTTCCATAATATTACCTATTTTTTATTTTATTTATGTACTTATTTATACCATATTTTTCGCTAATATCATAAGATATAAATATATAAGATACTGAGATATAGGTTAAAAAGTTATGGCTGAAAATGCTGACGAAATATTACGTAAATTAGATGAGATGATGCGCTCCGTTGCAAGGGAGCGTCACGAAATATTACGTAAATTAGATGAGATGATGCGCTCCGTTGCAAGGCAGCGCCAAGGCTCCAGCATGTTCGCTGGTAATGATGTAGAAAAGCAAGTAGACCGCATAATGGACGCCGATGAAAGGTATAATGAAAAAGTAGTCCAGTCTATCAATGATTCAACAAATGCTACTTCTGCACAAACTAAAGCATACGAAAAGATAACCAAGCAAACCTTTAAAGATTTAAATATAAAGAAAGAAATAAATGACCTTAGTGATATCATTGAGGGTAAGGAAGAAGTAAAGGCAATGAATCAAGTTGTTGCTGGTCTTAAATCAATTGGTGAGGGCAACGGTAGTTATGACACCGAAGAGGAAGTTCAAGCACATTTGGATAAGTTGGGTGCTGTTGCAGAAAGAGCTGGACTGAACTTAAAAGACATGGGTGTTAAGATACGAAAAGTAAACACCTTAAACGGCAAAGTAAGTAAAAGTCATTATATATTGGATGATTATCTTGAAGTTACTGAAGAAATAACCGAAGAAGCAAGTAAGATGGGTGATGCCTTCAACGAAGCATCATATCGAATGGGTAAGTATACTGAACAAACAAACGCAGTGCGTGGCGCATTGGTTAAGTTTGGTGGTATTGTAAAGACCCTTGGTAAAGAATTTTTAAGACTTGGTGAAGACGAAGCCCGTTTTGCACAACAGACAGCTACAGCTGACGCAGGATTCATAAAAGGCGTTAAGGACATGGGCATATCTCAGATCGAGTATATGAAAGTCTTAAAAGATACCCGTGTAGAAAATCTTGCAATGGCTACGGCTGGTATGAATTTTCAACAATCATTAATATCATCACAACAATCACTTGTTGGTTTTACTAAAAATTCCGAAGAAGCAGCTCAAGTTGCTGGTAAGTTCCACAAGAACGTGGCTGGTATGGGTGTATCACAGAAAGACCTTGGTGATGCTGTAGCACAACAAACCTCCATCTATAAGGAAAATTACCGGGCGCTTGGTTATACAGCAGAAGAATTCGCGAACTTATCGGCAGAACTTATCAATGACCAGGGAATGCGATCAACAATATTATCTTTACAAGACGATGAGCGCAAGGCATACGTATTGGGCATTCAACGTCGCATGGCAGAATACCAAACAATGGGTTACACTATTGAACGTGCTAAAGAGTTAAATCAAACATTCCAAGCCCTGAATAAGATGAATCCAAAAGAACGCATGAAGCAAGCAGCAAAACAGCGTGCGATGATGGGTGCCATGGGAATGGGAGCAGAAGGCGCTGAGTTGTTTGATTTGCAGGTAAGAATGCGTACTATGGGTGGCGAAGAAAAACTTGCTGCCCAAAAAAGAATAACAGAAATAAACCAACAAGCCGCTGGTAAATTTGGTGAGATGTCTGGTTCTGGTTCGTCGCTTGGTCAATCAATGGCAATGCAAATTATGGCAGAAAAGACGGGCTTTGCTGATGTCGTAGATAAATTTGAAGTAGAATCAGGAAAAGGTCGTGTAATAGATGAAAAGCAATTAGCAAAAACAAACGAAGTGGCTGAAGGCATTAAGAAGTTACTCACTACAAAAGATTATCTTGACGCTGCAAAGAATAGTGCGGTTACTTCCGTTGGTGTTGGTGCCCTTGGAATGTTGGCATCTGCCGCAGGTGGCGCATTGTTGACAACTATTGTTGGTGGTCTTGCTAAAACAATGTTTAAGAACTTTGGATTTGGTGCCTTCGGTGGTGGCGGTGCTGGCGCTGGTGGCGCTGGTGGCGGTGCTGGTGGTTCGATGGGTAAACTAACTAAGGGGTTGGGTGTATTAACGCTTGCTATTGGTGCTTGGGAAGTCGGTTCCTTTATTGGCGATAAAATAACAGAAAACTTAAAAGAAGACCCAGAAGAATATGCAAAGTTGTCAGATGTTATAGGTGGAACATGGGATACCATGATGGTAAACCTATTTGATAGTGAAGAGTCGAGGGCAAGACTTAAGACGAATCAAGAAATGAAACTTCAAAAAGGTATAAATGAAATGCAAAAGAAGCGCGACCTCGCAGCGGCAAAGAAAGAGGATGATGTTGTACAGGCTAAAACCAAAGAAGGCGTGAGTAAAAGCACAGTTGAAGAAAAAATTAGTGAGACACTTGATGGATTGTTGAAGTTCATGCAAACAAATGGTGAAATGACAACAGAACAAACTGAAACCATGAAACAAGCAGTGGTTGGAATGAAAGAACAACAGCGCGTGGATTCGCTTCGCGGAAGAACCACCTGATAAAACCAACTATAAATATAAGTAATTAAAGATAAATTAGGAACTCGACATGCCACAAGCTGGAAACTATACAAGTTATTTTAAAATTGTAACCCCACAAACGGGTGCAACAAAGATGACCGACTCCCAAGAAATGGGAGATGCGGGTGCGTATAATAACTACACATGGTATCAAAGGTTAATTCAGGGTTCCGCGTCAAGGATGACACGTTATCGTGAATATGATTTGATGGACAATGATATTGAAGTATCGCGTGCATTAGATACGATTGCTGAAGAAATGACAGGCAATAACCCAAAAACTAAAGAACCTTTGAAGTTGGACATTCTTACGGAAGATGAAGACAATGTAGAGAGTACTGCGGTATTAACATTGAAAGCTACCCTTCGTCGTTGGGGTCAAATGAATAATTTCCCACAACGTCTTTATAGTACGGCACGCTTAATGGTTAAGTATGGTGATGTATTCTTTAGAAAGGGCGATAAGATGGGCGACAACTGGCAGTTCATACATCCTAAGAATGTAATCGCTGCCGTCGTATCTGAATACGATGTTACTAAAGTTGTAGCATGGCAGATTAAGAATGATATAACCAAACCAAAATCTGGTGGCTATTCAATGCCATTGGGTGCCAAGCAAGATACTCAACAAGAAACTGAAATCGTACCAGCGAAATCCATCATTCGTTTTTCATTAAACGATGACATGTCTGATACACAACCATTTGGTGAATCTATCTTGCGTGCAATTTATCGTTCACATAAACAAAAAGAATTATTAGAAGATGCTGTATTGATTTATCGTATCCAGCGTGCACCTGAACGTCGTGTGTTTTACATTGATGTTGGTAAGATGCATCCTGGTCGTGTTAAGCAGTACCTTGAAAACATTAAGAATGAAATAAAGCAGAAAAAGATTCCTACTATGAATGGTGGTCAACAACAAGTTGATTCGGTATATAACCCACATTCAATGTCGGAAGACTTCTACTTTGCCCAACGTCCAGATGGTCATGGATCACGTGTTGAAACATTACCCGGCGGTCAAGGTCTTGGTGAATTATCTGACCTTGAATACTTCCAACATAAAATCTGGCGTGGTTTAAAGATACCAATTTCCTATATGCAGGAGTCTGGTGATGGTGGTTCTATATGGAATGATGGCAAGGTTGGTATAGCTTATATACAAGAATTGCGCTTCTCATTATATATAGAACGTTTGCAGGCGTACATGGAAAAGGTTTTGG